TGATTTTTACGGGGTAGGGGGCGGTTTGGTTGGAGATCAAGACGGCAAAGGACTTAGGCTTGGTCAATCGAGCGATCAAAGAGCGATGGAACGTCGACCGTGAAGCGATCAAAGCGGCTCTTATGGTTTGCTTGCAAGATCCGGACCTAGCCCCCAAGGCGGCAAAAATCCTGCTAGATGCCGATGCACTCGACGAAAAGCGAGACGCGGCAGACGAAAGGAGGTTACTCAAAGAAAATGAACAACGTCTACGACTCCTTGAGCTTGCTAAGTCTATCCCAGTTGCAGAGCTTACTAAGCTCGCATCCGATCACGGCGTCATCAGCCGACCCGATTAAAGGCGATGAGCGGATAAAGCAGCGGGAGCTTATGGCTTCCAAGCGAGCGGCAGAGAGGGACTTAAAAATCCCTGCCCCAAAGAATGCCAAGCACAGGGAAAGGGCCTTGCTGGACGCCGAGTTTTTCTTGGGCCACTACTTCGGCAACGTGTTCTATGAGCCGTTGACTAGCGACCGCCTGGACATGCTGGAGTCCATTGAGAATGCAGCGTTATACGGCGGGGATCAGGCTATCGCAGGGCCTCGGGGCGAAGGTAAAACGCGGATCGTTCTTTATCAAAGCATCAGGCTTTTACTCAAGGGGATTAGTCGATTCCCTATCGTAATTGGCAAGTCTCAAACTAAGGCGGAAAAAGACCTAAAGACGATTCGAGAAAAGTTCCAGCAAAACAAGCTGTTTCTCGATGACTTCCCTGAGATCGGATATCCGTTCAAGGCCCTTGGGGGATGGGCCAGCCGTGCCAACATGCAAACCGTCGCAGGGGAGTACACTCAAATAGAAATGGCAAAGGATCACTTGATATTCCCGACGATCCGACCGGATCAACTCGACTGGAGCAAGGATTTCGAGCTAGTGAGCAAAGGGCAGATTTTTGCTTGCATGGGCATCGACGGGCCAATTCGAGGAACTACCTACCGGGATGAAAGGCCGACCTTAGCAATCATTGACGACGTAGAGGATAAGCAGGCGGCTAGGTCCGAAACCTTGATAGCACAGATCGAGGCGATTATCGAAGAGGATATTGGCGGGCTAGGCTCTAGCTCTGAACCGATTGCGCGGGTATTCCTTTGTACGATCCAAAACCGAAAATGCAATGCTTACAAGTACACTGACGTTAAGCAGAAACCAAGTTGGCGCGGCCGTCGCTATCGCAAGATGATAAAGCCCCCTGACCGAATGGATTTGGTGGAGCGGTTCATCGAGTTATGGCAAGACCGCAAAGCCGACGACCCAGACGCCAGGGAAGCATTCCGTTTTTGGCGCGACAATCAAGCCGAGATCGAAGCCGGTTGCATTGTCAGCAATAAATACAGCTACAGTAAGAAACCACACAGCGACGGCGAACCGATGGAGGTTTCGGCGATCCACAGCTACTACATTCGCGTCGCTAGGTACGGTGCTAAGGCGGTGGCTACTGAAATCGACAACGACCCTCCGGAGGATGCGGGGCCGGTCGGCCAGGGCTTGACTCCTGAGATAGTGGCGTCAAGGATTAGTGGGCTAGATCGGTATCGCGTTCCAGCTAGCACGGTGGCTTTAACAGCGGCGATCGACCTTGGGAAGTATCGTTGCCATTGGGTAGTAGCAGCATGGCAGCAAGGCGGTACGGGCTTTATCGTTGACTACGGCGAAGAGGCAGTATTCGGGACCGATAAAAGCATGGACACCGAGGCTACCGAAGCGGTGCTTTATCAGTGCTTGCTAGACTTTCGGACTAGCCTACTCGAAAAGCAATTCCTAGATCCGTCCGGGGCGCGCAAGCCAATTGATTTTTGCTTGGTCGATTCCGGCAACTTCACTCAGGCGGCGTATCAATTCTGTAAAGGCATGGGCGGCATCTTCCATCCATCGAAAGGCTATAGCCCATATCGGCATCGCGACAAGAACGAAGAGAATACGATTGTCGGGTACAACTTGCACGCAAAAAAACTACCGGCGCATAATGTTTGGCTCTATGAGCTTGATACGGACTACTGGAAGCAGTTTGTTCACGAAGGCTTTTTGACGCCGACATTCAACGACAATAACGAATTCAGGCGAAAATCCCTCTCGATTTTTAATCCCGAGGGAAGCCGAAAGCACGTGTATTACGGCAAGCACATTACAGCGGAAGATCTAGTAACCGATGGCGGCAAAACCTACTGGAAGCCATCCGGCTTGGATAATCATTGGCTCGATGCAACCTACATGGCAGCGGCAGGGTCCGAGGCTTGCGGGGTCAAGTTGATCGCCCCTAGCGAAATCGAGGTTGCTCCGAAACACATAGGCGATGAGCCGAAACAAGCCAAGCCTGTCCAGCAAGCCTACAGGCACGGGCAGCAACGATTTAAACAGCGTCAAGGTGGATGGATTCCCAAGAGAAGAGGATGATATGAACAAGAGACCAAAGCGAAAACTTGAACAGGCAGTAACGGCAGGCGTCGACGTTCAAGCCGATCGCGTTATTGCGATACTTAACGACGGGGGGTACTTCGAGCATGATGGCGTAGCGATCGACCCGAGCCGAGTAGACGACGAGCCGCTTGCATCGAAACTCAGGGCTATTGCGGACGATATAAGCCAGGAGGCGTACCAGAGCGTAGTCGACAAACTGAAAAGCGTCGTGACGGGAGAGGGTGTTGGCCCCATCCCCCGAGAAGACGAGGCAAGGCCATGCACCCTTTGCGAATCACGCCGACCGATTGGCAAAAGCTACTCAAGGGTCTATTGCACCAAAGCCAAGGTTCGATATTGCCGATGCTCCTATTGCGGGCATACTTGGCCCCAAGAACGTAAATAATTTGTGCCAGTGTACTAATGGAATAGTACAGGCACCTACCAAGCTACAGCAAGCCATGCAACGATTGAGGCATGGCATCAGCGGCAAGCCTTCTAGCACTAATCGACGCAGCTATCGAGGCCCTTCTAACCGGAGGGGCGTCTCAGTATTCCATTGGCTCTAGGACTGTGACCAAGCTTGACCTCGGTGCATTGATGGCCGAGCGAAAAGCTTTGCTCCACCAAGTCCAACGCGAAAGCGGATCGGGCGGTATCTCCCTCGGCAGAATCGTAGGGGGCCGTCGATGATTGCTCGATTTATCGATTCCGTTGTCTCGGCAGTTAGCCCCATCGCAGGATTGCGACGGCAAGCAGCTAGAAAAGCCCTTGCCAGATCCTACCAAGGGGCCGAACCGTCGCGGGTATCGAGCAACAGACACCCAAAGAACCTACCAGCCGATCAAGAGCTAATAGGGCCGTTCGGGGCTGACCGTCTTAGAGCAGAGGCTAGGCGATTGGTTCGAGACAATTCCTACGCTTGGGGCGTGGTCGATACTATCGTTTCTTCCGTTGTCGGCGCGGGCATCCAGGCTCAATCGACCTTCGAGACTCCCGAAGGCGATGACATCGAGGACATTAACGACCTACGCGATAAGGCTTGGTCCGAATGGTCCGAAGTCGCGGATATCAACGGGCGTTTGACCCTTGAAGAAATCCAAATTATCGCCTTGCGTGAAATGGTCGAAGCGGGCGAAGTGCTTATGCGCATCGTGAATTTGCCCTCGACCGAATACCGGGGAATCTCTCGACCGATTCCGATGGCACTGGAAATCATCGAGGCAGACAGGCTAGCGACCGATCGAGACACGTACACGATGGGCATCGATCGCGGCGATGGAACGCGGGTTATTCGCGGAATCAAAGTCGATGAATCGGGCAAGCCCCTTGCCTATATGATTTACGACGACCACCCGCTACAGCCTTACGCGGTAAGCCGAACGCCAAAAGAAATCCCAGCTCGGGAAATCATTCACCTATTCAGGCAGGATCGAGTCGGACAGACGCGGGGCGTGACTTGGTTTGCTCCAGCCCTAGCATCGATTCGTGACCTTGGAACGTACTTGGACAACGAACTACAAGCATCGGCAATCGCATCTTGCTTTACCGCAGCGATCAAGACCGAAACGCCACTAGGAAGCTTGTCCGATCCGGACACCGGCAGCGGAATCGACAAGGCTGGAAATCGAGAGCGGTACATCGAGCCGGGCTTAATTTTCGATCTTAACCCAGGCGAATCGGTTGACATCATTAACCCTACGCGACCAAACACATCGGCGGGCGAATGGACGAAGGTAATCCTTCGAGGCATCGCAGTTGGGACTGGGCTATCCTACGAGGTTGTAGCACGCGACTATTCGCAGACCTCCTACAGTTCAAGCCGAACCAGCCAACTCGAAGACCGTCGGCGGTTTCGGATCATTCAAAAATACCTTATCAGGCACTTGCTACAGCCTGTTTGGGATCGCTTTTGTGATGCGGCAACCCGAACTAGCCTCGATGGTTTCCCTTCGCCTATCGACCTGCTAAGCGACCGTAGGCGGTTTACCCCGGTTGAATGGCAGACGCCAAAATGGGAATGGGTCGATCCGGGCGTAGAGCAACAGACCAGCGAATCGGGCATCAAT